CTTAAAATCTTTGTCTGTATCTGCCGCCAATGACTCAATGGTCTCAAGCAATACTTTAGTGGTAAGCCTGCCGTCTTCAGCGTATTGACGAAGCTGTCCAGTACTTAGATTCAAAGCTTTACTCACGCCAAAGCCGAGATACTTCATCTGCTCAAGAACAGAATTCAGTTCCTCGCCACGCAAGGTACCTGATGCGATACCTTGATTAAGCTGAGTGAGGGCTCCACGTAATGCTTCAGGGCCGCTACCAGACAGAGAAGCAGCTTGTTGAATGGTACGGATAACGTTTGTGACTCGCGCACCGGCAATACCGATACTTTCTAGCGACTTACTGAAGTCAACGTAAATGTCGGCTGTACTAGCAAAGCTAGAGTTTGTCTGCGCAGACAAGTTTAACAATGCTTTTTGTGTTCTTAATAATTCATCTGAATCTTTAATAACTAACGAAAGTCTATTCTGAACATTAGTAAGATCATCAGCCATTTTATAAAATAAGCTGACGCCTTTCAGCGCTAAGAAGGAGGATGCAATACCAACAGCTGCAGCTCGTAGGCCACCCATCTTTGAGGCGGCTTTTTCAGAAGAACCCGAGATAGCGTCCAGAGCTTGCGGGGCTGTCTTAGACAGAATATTAAAAGATTTAATGCTGTCTAAAACAGGCGCATTGATCTTTTTAAAGTCCGCGTTGGTTGCATTACTCAATGATGCCTTGACCCTTGACGACGAGCTTATGATCGATGCTAAGCTTCTATTTATGTCGGATAAGTCTTTTCTAGCGCCATCTGATTTTGTGTCTACATCAATCAAAATTCCCATGGCTTCTTTCAAAATTATGCCCGCGCGAGGCGGGCATAAGGTCATTCAGACCTGACGATTGTTCCACTAGAGCTGACGCCCTTATGAGACAAAACTGTTTGTTCTACAAAGAAACTAGGAGCTTGTTCTGAGCTCCCTTCATTTAGACGATTGACATACTCAACATCGTTCATGATCTGCTTGCCATTGTGATGCCAACCAGCAGATGCTCTGCCAGTATCAACAGGAGTAGCATCAGCAAGTTCTTTTACAATAGCGTCAAGAATAGCAGGAACCTTCGCCGCTATTGCCTTCTTCAATTCCAACTCAATTGAAATCAAGTTTATCTCCATTGACAGAGTTAAGTAGCATACTAAACATTTGTGATTTCTTAAACTTAGCGGCGTTAAATCCATCACTAGACGATGAATTGTAGACTGCCTCTAGTGAAGAAAACAAACGCTTAGGATCTACCTTAACACCCTGCGCTTGTAAAAGTTTAGCTGTGCGATCGTCATCACGCCAGTCAACAGGTCTCCGCTCGAAGTAGTTAAACCAGCCTAGCAGCTCCTCATAGGGTATCTGCATAAGCTCTGTCACGGTCTTTCTGAGATGAAAAGCTACTTCGTATATAGACAGCAGCTCATCATCAAGTATTACTTTCCCGCTTGATCACCAAAGCCAGAAAACTTCATAATTTCTTGAGACAGCTTCGACAGTTCGTCCATAGGGAAATCTTGGTAGTCGCTGTCTTCCAAATCAGCGCCATCTTCAACCGAAGCAGAGATAACAGACTTAAGGACTTCCAGACCATTGCTATCACCGCTGGTTTCCAGTTCTTTGGCTTTAGCTTGAACAGCCAACACTTGCGCAACGGTCAACTTGCTAATGGTGACATCCTCACCCATGAACTTAACCTTCTTGGTGACGGTCTTACCGACAAGTTTCTTCAGAGCTGACATTTTATTTAACCCTTTAAGTTTCGGAATTTTGATGTTGGAAGTCATCGATTTGCTTCCTCATTTGGTGTAGCATAGAAAGAGTTTTCAGGATTTCAGCAGACATCGTTTGATCTTCTGAAAATTCTGCGATACGCTCTGAAGTCTTCTTAATGCTGATCTCAATACTTTTCCGCATGTGTTTAGCTGTAGTACGCAGAACGTATTCGCTGCTAAACGGCTTTTTAGTTTCGCTCATTATTTGTTCTTTAAAAAGCTTCATAGAAGCATCAACCAATTAAATGGTGTAAGCGCCGAACACGTTCGACTGAATCGTGATCGTCACGGTTGCGGTGTTAGCATCGCTAAGCTGCGGCGTAACCAGCAAAGCATCGATCTTACCAATAAAGTAATATTGGCTATTTTGAACAGTACCAATACCAGGCGCGGTGCTGGCGAACTTGGTAGTTCCAGAACCGGTAGGCTCGGAGTTCATCAGCGTGAAACGGAAAACGTACTGGTTGCCGTCGCCGACAGCGTTACCCAGCAAGTTACCAGTTTCTTTAGCCCACTCGGAAGCCACGAAGTTCAGCGTGATTTCCATCGAAGGCGCATCGGACTGGCCTTGAATTTGCTGCGAAGACTTTTGGCCATACACAGGAACTTGAACGACTTGAGGCGGAACACCGATAGCTGGGAATTCGCGAACGTTCTTAATCTGAACGAATGTATTAGCAGCTTTGGTACCATTGGCTGCGATAGCCGTAGCAAACAGAGCTTGAAATTCACCAGCTGTATCCAGCGTAGGGAAATCGGGAGCGGCAGAAGGCATAGCGACCGACAGATCCGAGAAGAGGCCAGCGCCGATAGAAGAAATGTGTGCCATTTTAGAGAACTCCAAAGTGATTAAAACTGATTGAGAAATTACTCTTGATCAAATTAGAATTAGCTGAATCTGGGCCACGAGGCGTAACTGAGCTCTTGTTATCGAACTGAGTTACGGAATCGCCCGTGGTTATAGACTTGCCTAACAGAAATTGATCAAGCCTATCAGCGATAGCGAGGGCACGCATCGGGCCTTGATTCGCTGCTGTAAAGATTTCGACTATAATCAGCCCTGAAGCCGACTTAGAATTTAAAGGGTTACCTGTAGGTAACACAGAGATTCTTATATACTCTGTAGCATCCTTGACAAGCACATTGCTTGGAAAAGTTTTTATATTTTCATCAGTCCAAATAGTCTGTGCGAATATAGAAAATACATCAAGTTGCAGTTGTTGATATTTAGACATTAGGGCGTCCTCTGCAGTTGCATTTCAAATATAAAACCATTACTGCTGATAACAGGGCCTAGCTGCCAAATTACTGAGCCTATCGTAACAGTGTCGCAATTAGCGATATCAATCGCAGTAGACACTTTAACAAGCACAGTACACAATAGCAAGTTAGTCTCGGTCGATAACTTCGCCGCCTTAATAATTAAGACTTTAGCAGGATAAGTGCTATCTGCTTGTGTAGGAAAACCACCTGTAGAGAAATCGAAGGCCGGATTAGGCTTCTTGTTTAATGTAGCATTAAGCACCAAGTCCTTTAGAAGCACAAATGCCTTCGCTACATTTTTATCAATTAAGCTTTTGTAGCTCAATTAGCCCTCCACCAGGTAGTCCCACTTTGATTCTGAAGCATCGGTCTGTAGATCCTTCTAACAGTTACGGGCATCACAGACGGGTTCAGAATTGTATTCAGCTTAACGCTGCCTACTTCCAAATCTATAACGCTTCCGGTGCTGCTCAAGATATCACTATTCGAAATGAGATGTAGAGCAAGCTCGAAAGTTGCTCTGATGATTCTGTTAGGCACCAACGCACTAAATTCAACAATAGCGCCTTGTCTTGGTTCGAAGTAAGACCCCAGTCTGGGAAAAGCAAGAGCTTGCGTATCTAATGCAAGTGTGCCTGACCATTCGAGTTCGTCCAAGAGAGCCGTTGCGGTAATTAGCGCTTTGGCTTTTGTAGTATCGTCTGCAGCCAGCCAGAGATCAGAACCGATACGGTCTGAAAAGTAGGCATTAGCTTCAGCGACCTCAGCATAAGAGTTTGTCCCTTTGACTAATGCCACTTCAACTCCTTACTGGTAGAAGATCGGAAGAATGCCGAGATTTAGTGCCGAAGAAGCTTTACGCTTCCAAACGCTCGTGGTCGTCGTCAGAATGTTAGTAGCAGCGGTAAGAGCCAGCGGATTGCCTGCTTCCAAAACAGCTTGGTAATCAGCATTAGACGGAAAAGCTTCCGAAGGACCGACCCAATCGTAACCCGCAGGAGCGAGCACATAACCCCAACGATTCCAGATAGTCGTAGTACCACCACCCTTGTAGGCTCCAGCAACGCGCTGGATTTCAACAGGCTCAGGAACCATCAGAGATTCCATAGCAATAGCGCCCGGCAGAATCATGAAAGCAGTCTTAGAACCGGCAGTGATGTCGACGCCAGCACCAGTATTCAGCTTAGTAATTTCGGCAGACGAAAGACCCTGCGTAGCGCGAGTTTGGATCAAACGGAACTTACCTTGGAAAAGTGTGCTGAAGTTAATATTACCATCAGTAACACGATCGCTATCGACTAGATTGGCCGAACGGAAAGAAGCCATCAGCTCTGGAGAAGCAACCAGATAAGCATACTCAGGCTCTTGATCCTTGAAAGCCATACCAAAAGCTTGCAGCATCTTGTCGGCGCGAGCTGCACCTTCGTAGGCCACGTTACCGGTACCGGCAGGGTCTTTACCAATATCACTGATCAGTTTGTTGGAGCCAAGATCAACGTAAAAGCCATACTTCTTATCAGTAGGGTCGTTGGTGAAGCTCTGGCCACCAAGACCGGTACCGCCACCTGCAACAGCAGTGCCGTTCAAAAGTTCGCTAATCATCACGCCGCGAAGAACCGCCAGGATCGCATCGCTCTCGTCTTGAGCACGGTGCTCAGCAAAGTCACGACCAATCTTAGCCAGACCGTCTTGTTGCGTCACAACACTTTGCAGATTGACCTTGGTCGCGCCATACGTGCGAACGGTCTTAATGTAGTTAATAAAGTCCGAAGAATAGACACTGCCGGTGCCAGGCGTGGAATCAGTCAACGAGGCAATATTGATCGTTGGGTTCATTGGCTTGAACCAGCGAACTTGACCAATGAAGGTCTCAGTCGACGGGTCAATATTAGGATTGGAGCTAGTGATGCCCGTGCCGCTCAGCTTCTTGGCATTTGTGTAGGCTTCGTCTTGATAACCCGAGATAGCAGATTGCAGTGCAAACGTATCAGCACCGGCAATAGTAGTTTTAGCAGTCATGATTTTCCATTATCAACGCTGCTGATGTGGAAGTTTTCCTTCAGCAGCAAGTTTAAGAACTTCCGCCTGCGACATCGCAAAGAGCGAACTCTTTTTGGTAGTGTCAGTCGGAATGATTGGGGCAGAACCGCCGCCAGTTGAAGGCTTTTGTTTAAATAAGAAAGCGTTGTCGTCTTTCTCTGAGAAACTATTGACAAATTCTTGCACGCTGGCGCCACTCTTATGATTCCAAACGCCATCAGCGTTCTTCGTCAATTGACCGACGATCTCACGAAATGCCATTTCACGAGCATTCTCGCTGCGAAACTCTTTAGAAGCCAATGCGGTTTTGAGACTAATATCTCTGGTAAGCTCGACAGCACGGCTCTCGGCAGCTTCCCTCAAACGCTTTTCTTCTGCAAGTTGAAGTTCGTAAGCTTCACGATGCTTACCTTCTTCCTTCATTTTCGCGATCTCAGCAGCCTGCGCTGCAGCTTCAAAGTCTTTAACTTTCTTTTCAGCTGCGTCGCGAGCGCTGTAAGCATTGTCAAGGTTACTTTTAATCTGCTTCAGTTCTTCTGCGACTTGTTTCTGGACAAGTTCAGCAACTTCTGGCGGTAACGTGACAATCGGAGGTGTCACCTGTGTTGGACTAACAGGAGGCGTTTGATTGTCATTCTGATTGTCAGACATATTCTTCCTTTGAGTACAACTCAATTTTGAAGGTACAACCTTCGTTTAGGGCGGGATTGACTCTTCTGCAGAGTCAAACCGGGTTAATTTAACAGTGTTTCTAACCGATTCCGTACCACCCGTAATCTCTTTTGAAATCGTTTACGATAGGCGCAAGAATATCCTTTTCCGTAAGGATATCAGAGTCTTTAACGAGCTTACCGCCAATTCTAGAACGACCAGGTACAGGTATCAAACCAATGTCAATCGCTTCATTCAAGTACTTATCGTAAAGCTCTCTTGACAAGCCTCTAGCAAGCATCTCATCGAGTGTCATCTGAATTACGTTATTCTTAAGAGACTCAGCATAAATACCTCTGAGTGCGCTTCTTGCATTAAGCATTTCAGCTGCATTTGCAAAGAAAGCATCATGAATAGTTGACGTAGCCACACCAGCTTGGCGCCCCCATAAATGGAACTTTTTAACCAGTACAGCATCGTTAGAATGGTTGCCATTAACGGCGAATGCAGTGCGTGCCTTGGTGGCATCCGCAATGTCGTTAATCTTGCCAGACTTATTAGCCAACTCTTCCCACCAATCTGCTGAGGTCTTTTGAGACACTTGTAGGATATTAGTAGTCCAGGTGCCGTCTGGATTCTTATAGAAAAGGCGTTCCTCGAAGGTCTGAGTAAAGTTTTGCTCAATTGTTTTACCGTCAAAGTTGACCCATGGCACGTTAGTCCAGCTCTTCGGTAGCTTATTAGCATACAGAACTTCGACACCAGATATCTTCTTTTCCTTTAGTAACTGACCCTTTAACAAGTTGCTGGGTGTAGGAACTTCAGGAACAATTAAATCTAATTTAAAGTATTTGCCACCTGTCCTTCTAGCCTCAGGTGATGGAGCCCCATACAGAATTTCTGCGAGAGTGCCGTCGGGCTTCCAAGCTCCAAAACGTCTTAATATCTTTTCTGAGACAGCCTCGCCTTTCTTTATACCTAAGAGATTACTGAGGCTATCAGGTAATGTGTAGCCCCTTTTCTCGTTTCCAAGAATAGTGACTTTAAGAATACTCTTCCAATCAAAATCACTATTAGACGGTTTAGCTGATGTTAAGAAGTCCTGAGCGAGACGACCAAAGAATCTAGTAAAGTCTTTTAGAATAGGAACTTGCTCTGAAAGTTGCTCACTCATGATTTTAGCGATCTGCTTGAAGTCTTCAGGTGTAACAACTCTGTCGTATGATAAAGACATCTTTTCTAAAAGCTCTCGTGTCTGCGGCTGCAAGAACCACAACTGCTCCATGATATCATCGCCGGCATCAAGACCTTTGTTAAAAATATCTCTAACGTTAGCTCTTAATTGACGCAACTCCTCAGCAGTTTCCGGATCGAATCTTTCGTATTTAGCTGTCTGAGCTGATATCTCGTTCAATACAGTGTCGCGATCTGCAGCTTTAACTACAAGCGTAGAAGAATCTTTTCCAAGTACTTTTCCTAGTTTACCTTCTACATTCAAAATCCCTGTGCGCTCTCCTGCACCATAGAAGGTAACCATATTTTGAGCTTTAGCAGCCTTTCGCAAGTCTTTTTCAGTTAACCCTAATTTAACATTTAATTCTTTAAATCGAGGGTCG